GGATCTACAAATATATAAATGTGGCGAAATACTGGGGCTACAAAGGAAAAATAATCATTAGAAATTAAAGGAAAAAATGAACAATCAAGAAGCGGCATCATTTTTAAAAACACTGATTTACAAGTCAGGGAAAAAACAAATCATGATCGCCGAGGAGTTAGGAATCCATCGGCAAAGAGTCAATGACGCGATCACAGCCGATAAACCGTTTCCATTTCTTAAAGTAAAAATCATGCTTGCAAACTACTTCGGGTATGATTTGCAGGTATTAAAAAAAGTAGATATAAAATTTATTAAAAAAGATTCAGAGATCCATAACGGGGTGTAGGCCCTGTGTGCTTTCGACGATAGCATAGGATATTTTCATTTCTCCTCGGGGAGGTAATTCGAGAGTACCTCCCCGTTTTAAAGAAAGGTAATTATGGAATATAAAGACTTCATTCAAAATAAATCTGATTTAGCAAAATCCAATGGTTTCCATAATATTTTTATGCCCGATTATCTTTATGATTTTCAAAAAGTATTAACAGAATGGGCAATTGAAAAAGGACGGGCGGCGATATTCGCGGATTGTGGACTAGGGAAAACAATTATACAGTTAGTTTGGGCGCAAAACATCGTCCAGAAAACAAATAAACCCGTTTTAATTTTAACTCCTCTTGCGGTATCCGCGCAAACAATCCGGGAAGGAAAAAAGTTCGGAATTGAATGCAATAAATCTATGGAAGGGCAAGTAACAGGCAAAATTGTCGTTACAAATTATGAACGACTTCATTATTTTAATCGTAATGATTTTATCGGGATTGTAGGGGATGAATCAAGCCGAATTAAAAATTTTGATAGTGTAGGGAAAAAAGCTATCACAGAATTTTGTAAACGTATTCCATACCGCTTACTTTGTACAGCAACAGCAGCACCGAATGATTATATTGAATTAGGCACATCAAGTGAAGCTCTGGGAGTAATGGGATACATGGATATGCTCAACCGTTTTTTTAAAAATGATCAAAACTCATCTTCAACTAAAGGACTTTACGGAAAACAAGCAAAATGGCGGTTTAAACATCATGCAGAAAATGATTTCTGGAAATGGGTCACGTCTTGGTCTCGAATGGTACGTAAGCCTTCTGATTTAGGTTTTAATGATAAAGGATTTATTTTACCTCCAATGAATATTAAAGAAACTGTTGTGCCAACTTCCCGACCCTTGGAAGGAAAATTGTTTGTTGAACCTGCGATTTCACTTAGAGAACAACAGGAAGAGCGCCGTATGACAATAAAAGAACGATGTGAAGTTGTAACTGAAAAAGTCAACCATAATGGTCAATCTCTTGTTTGGTGTCACTTAAACGATGAAGGAGATTTATTACAGGAACTTATTAAAGAGGGAAAGCAAATTAAAGGATCTGATTCTGATGAAAAAAAAGAAAGAACTTTTTTGGATTTTGCAAATGGCGATTTAAAGACATTAATCACAAAACCGAAGATCGCAGGGTTTGGATTAAATTTTCAAAATTGTTCTCATATGACTTTTTTCCCTTCTCATTCCTGGGAACAATTTTATCAGGGTACACGAAGATGCTGGAGGTTTGGACAAAAGAATCAAGTCAACATCGACATTGTGACAACAGAAGGAGAATTAGAAGTAATTCGTAATTTGACACGGAAGGCAAATCAAGCAGATAAGATGTTTGAAAAAATGGTTATGTATATGAATGATTCAATGCATATCGAACAAAAAGAAAATCATATTAATAATGGAGAAATACCATCATGGTTATAGATCAAGAGCTAACAGAAAATTACGCTATATATAATAGCGATTGCATGGAAGTATTGCCAACATTACCATCGGATAAAGTTCATTTATCAATTTACTCGCCTCCGTTTGCTGGACTTTATCACTATTCCAGCAGTGAGAGGGATTTGTCAAATTGTTCTAGTTATGAGCAATTTATGGAACATTATGAATATATTGTAAAAGAAATTTATAGGGTAACAATGCCCGGTAGAATAAGTGCCGTACACTGCATGGATGTGCCAAAACTAGGTGCTGCTATCAGTGGTTATACTGATTTTCCTGGTGATATAATCAGGATGCATGAAAGAATCGGTTTTGAATATCTTCCTAGAATTTGTATTTGGAAAGAACCCCTTGGAGTTCGATTACGAACAATGTCGAAAGCTTTGCAACACAAACAGATCGTAGAGGATTCTACACAAACTAATGTAGCGGCTGCTGATTATCTTATCCCGTTTCGTAAAAAAGGTGAGAATCCTGTACCAGTAGTACACCCGAAGGGATTGACGGAATATGCTGGTGAACGTGAAATACCAGGTGATTTATTTAAATATAAAAATTGGAAAGGAAATCAAATTGAGAATCGATATTCACATTGGATATGGCGGCAATATGCCTCTTGTTTTTGGGATGATATACGACTAGGGAGAATATTACCATTTAAGGAATCAAAAGATGAGGAGGATGAAAAGCATGTCCATCCTTTACAGTTAGATGTAATCGACCGATGTATAGTACTATGGTCGAATCCTGATGAAACTGTATTGACTCCATTTATGGGCGTAGGATCTGAAGTATGTGGAGCATTACAAAATGGACGGAAAGTGATTGGAATTGAATTAAAGGAATCTTATTTTAAACAATCTCAGAAAAATATCCCGCAATATATTAAAGTAAAAGACGAGCAACTGGCGTTATTTTAAGGAGAATTAAATGACACTTGGAGAATTAATCGAATTTTTAGAAAAACGAGATCCTGAAAAAGTTGTGCCGCTTGGATTTAATTATCCTCATTCATATCGGGGGTATTATGATCAGCTGGCATTTGAACCTGCTCCAAAAATCAAAGTGAGTGAGATGTTGGTTTGTACTAGAGAATCACTGGGAGAAACTTATATAGGATATAAAGGTGGCGAGTTTAAAATGGATAAATGGACTAAAGTTTGGCTCGCATACTATGGTGAAACAGGGGAAGAGATAGGACCGACACTTTTAAAATACATGGTTGGGGAAATATGACTGATGAAAAAAGAAAAGATTTAAGGCTTGAATTAGCATTTAAGTTATATTGCAATATTATCAATAATTTTAATCCGGGGAGTCCGTTTATATCAAATGATCCTCAAAAAATAGTTGGTCTGTCACTTAGTATTGCAGAAAACTTGATCTACAAAAATGAGCATGATGACTTTACAATATGGGCATGATGACTTTACAATATGGGCATAAATGGAACAAAATAAAGAAGGAACGAAAATCATTTCTGATTTGAAAAAAAAGTGGAACTACAAACGGGATGCCGAACTTGCTGAACGCCTGGAGGTTCATCCCGTGCAAATCTACCGCTGGAAAGTGCTTGGTATTTCCGGCCTGACCAAGCGACTTTTGCTGGAAATACTCAAATAAATAGTTACAAAAAAATATACTTATGGTATACTAATGGAATACAAAAAAGTAATTGTATTTTATGAACAATTAAAAAAGAACTCTCATTATACAGACAAAAAAATAAGAAGAAAATGGCCTGCTATATATGAATCATATCAGGCCGCATTGATTGAAAAACACACGGAGGATTTCAGAACAAAAATAGCGAAACAAACAAAAACAAGTAGAGGAAATCATGAAGAAAGAAATCAATTTTGACTACAACCTTTTAGAGCCACAACTTGCGACATGCAGTTGCGGAAAACAATCCCTGCTTTCCTGGAATATTTTCCTGCACAAGTATATTCCAGTCGAAGAAACATTCCTCATTGAAGATACAGGCCGGGGCTGGTCTTGCCAGAAAACCGGATCTTACACTGGGCACAATCCATCCCCACTGACTAAAATAACACTCCCGCCCCAAACAGAATATAAGGTGATTAATCGAGCAATCGAGATCCGTGAAGATAGGGGAGTGTCGGACAACATCGCCATTACCTGGGCAATGAATGAACTTTATTATAAACCCCTGGATGATGGTAAATGCCCTCGCTGCGAAAAAGAAAAGCATTCGATTTATTTATTCTGTGATTCATGCCGGCATGAATCGGACAGGGCACTGAGGATGAAGATTAAGAGCAGGTACAATCACAATTACCTCGCCGATCCATACCCTTCATCTAAGGGAATGGGAAGGGGTATCTTATGATTATCAAGAGATTCGATGCGGCGAAATATCATAAGAAAGGTTTCCCACATGAGCATTTCTTTTCTGGTAAACGGGTAGCCAGAATGAAGTATTTTCAGAATAACCCGAAACATGAACCATCCAGGGAAGAGATTGAGACGGCCCTGACTGAATTTCTTGAAAAAGGGGGTGAGATTGAAAAATCACATCCGCCGAATGATATGCCGATGATGGTAAAGGATCGGTGTATTGGATATAAAAAGCATAGCAAACTCACTGGTAAAAATTGGTAAAACATTTAATGGAGAAAAATTATGTCTTTCTTACCTGACAATTACAAAGTCCTGCAGGATAGTGACCATTACACAAAATTCATTATTGGAGAAAATAAGTTCAGAATTTTATGCTCCCCAATAATTGGATATGAATATTTTACGGTAGAAAAAAGGGCAATTCGTAGCAAACAATTCCCGAAAGAAACACCGAATATTCAGATAGATAGTAACGTCAAACACTTTTGGGCAATGGTCGTCTGGAATTATGATTTTGGCTGTTTACAAATCATGAAATTGACACAAAAAACAATCATGGAAGCGATCGTCGTCTTCACAAAATCAAAAGACTACGGTACTCCCTTAAACTACGATATTATTGTAACCAGGACGGGTGAGGGGCTGGACACATCATATACAGTGATGCCGTCAATTCCAAAACCTGTTACTGATGACATCTCTTCGGCGTTCCTGGAAGCGGGAATCCAGCTGGAAAAACTTTATACGGGTGAAAACCCTTTTGAGAAAGTAGCCGTAGAATATTCATCTGCTCCCCCTTCCTCCCCCCTCTCAACTCCTCCAGAAACAGTGGATGAATTGGTTTTTAAAACAGCAGAAGATATTCAACAGTATTTAAACGAATCAAAGGCAGTAGAGCATTTAGATAATAAAGTCAACTCGCTGAAATTTCACAATGCTATTAAAGCATTTTGTGGATCGGATAAAAATCAGGATGAATGGTGGGCCTGGATCAATCAAATTGTATTTAATATCAAACAATCATTGAGTCAAACTAATCCAGAATTTTAAGAAAGTGGAGAAAGAGAAAAGATGCTGAATAAATTACAGGAAGAGCAAAAGAACTGGTCATTATATAATTTCGGTAAACATCCCGCGTACTGGCCTCTACTGGGTGCTGTTGAAGAACTGGGGGAGTTGGCTCATGCACATCTAAAAGAAGAGCAGGGCATACGGACAGAAGAGGATCATGTAGCTTTAGCGAAGGATTCAATCGGAGATATTATTATTTTCCTTGCTGACTACTGTACAGTTCGTGGATTTGACTTTGAAGAGATCGTTCAAGAAACGTGGAACATGGTCAAAAAACGGGACTGGAAAAAGAATCCAGGGAAGGGTCAATGAAGAGAGTTGATTTATTTATTTTAGCACTTATGGGAATGATCCTGCTTATTTGCATAGGGGTAGGAGTAGTGATAGGTCTGCTCTTATGATTTTCTAAATTTAGAAGAAGGGTAATGAAAAAAATCTATGTGATTGAAAAAAGATGGTGTCAATATAAATATATTATTTCTGGATTCTGGACGGATGGGAAAGAAGCTCAAAAAGCATTAATACGAGCAAGAAGAATTGAAAAAAATCGCCCTATGCCAGGAACCTTGGATTTAAAAACAATAGAAAAGGAACCATTATAAATGGAATACTTAATAATTGCGGGGCTACTACTTGTAATAGCAATTACAGTCTTGATGATCGTAATGCATATATCTTATATTGCTTGGTACAGAGGGAATCAGCAACATGAAATCGAGATCCAGAAAATGCTACTCAAGCGATTTGAAGAAAAGGAAAAACAGAGTTGATTGCGATTGATTGGGAACTAATAAGTTTTATTATTTTTTGGGCGATCTTATTCGCTATATGGATATACGCCTGGAAGTAAACGATTCCTGCCGCCCGTCCGCCGAAAGGTAAAGGGCATTCTCCCAATGAACGGGCTAACGAGGGAGTGCTGAGCTAGTAGCGTGATGAGATGGACGCGGAGCCACGAGACGACTAGCAACTCCGCACAACAGAATATGCTCGGTGTAGCTTAATTTTGGTAGAGCACACCCCGATGAGGGTGCGAATGCTGGTTCAAATCCAGTCATCGAGTATCAAAATTTTAAACCTCTGATTGACCGTAAGAAGGAGCAGGAGCGGTTTTTAGCCTGGGGTGTAAGGGTTGGCCCTAAGGTGTTTTGGCTGCTCGTCTCGTGCCAAAAGTGGTACGCTTGAGACCCTTCTTTCAGGCTCAGAGGGCTGCTATCTCACTGAGAAAAGCCGGGTTTAATGGGGCTGCCTGGGAACAGAAAGCCCCTACAACTAATGGAGAAAAGAATGCTAAAAAAATTGTTTTGTAAACATAAATGGAAACCTATTCAAAGAGAGATTGTTCCATCCCAGATTGAACGTATGAAAGATATAATTGATGAGTTTGAAAATATACCTAGATCATTTTTTACTTCGACTTCAATTACTATTTTGCAATGCGATAAATGTGGAAAATTGAACAAGACAATTGTAGAGGTATAAAATGATTGTAGCATTAATAGTAAAAGAATACCTGGAGCGAAGTCAGTTTGAGGGTCTGCAATCCGGAGATGGAGAATGCGGATGTGATATTGATGACTTAGCTCCATGCGGGGAAATGCAGCAGGATTGTGTACCCGCTTACAAGAAAATGGGGTGTCCTGATGAATGTGGAATGGGGTGTGAATATCATATGGTACAAGATGAGCAAAAGTTCGACAAGGAAACGATAGAACATTATTTACTCCCCTGCCCGTTCTGCGGTAGTAGGGACCTGAATACCAGTTACACCAATGCTATTTACTGCAATGCATGTCCTGGGGGTGTAGAGTTGGGTGACCATGGAGAAAATACAGAAAAGTTCCGAAATGAATCCTGGAACAACCGCATTGATGATAAATATCGGAGATCCGGTAATTGTTCCGACAAGGAAACGATAGAACATTATTTGTAAGGAGAAATTATGACTGATATAAAACAATTGGAAGAAGACATTGAATTTTTGGAAGGGAGACTTAACGGACTTCAAAAAGAATTTCATTTACATCGAGAAAGATACGGTTTGCTAGAAAGCAAGTTACTGGAGTTCAGTAGTGAACTGCCAAGATTAAAAAAGAAATATATTTCATTTGAGGATATTCAGGAACCAGGGCTCTATTGGCGAATTGAACAAAGTTATGATAAAGGTTCAGGGGATACTGTTCAGATACATAAAGGCATCTGGAATATACAGAATAGCCGAGCAACAAATATTGAATCTGGAAAATGTATTGATTTAGATGGTCTCAATCTTGATCTTTGGCAAAGAGTAAACGTGCAACCGTTGCTTCAAAAAGAGATGCAACGCTATTACAGACCTGACTATGTAGGATGATAAATGAATTTTAAAATTAATGACTGGGTATGTGGTAACGCCCTTTTATATAGAGATTGCCCTGGTTATCCTAGATTTTATGGCCAAATTACAGATATTGTTTGGCATGGTGGACATGTTATTGATGATGGCCGAATGCTTACTGCTAAATATCTTGATAAATGTGCAAATCAAGAATATGTGTCTGATTATATTTCTTCATTGCTAAAAATAGAAGTTAAAGAGGAATCATGACTGAAGGTGAAAAGGTCGCTCAGGCGGCATTTGACAAGTATGGAAAGTGGTTGGATGAATGGCGGAAACAGTATCCAAATGACGAAAGAAACGATTTCGAGTTATCCTTTTTTTACCGTGAAGAAAGAGGGAATAAGGAAGATTGATTTTTTTGTTTACTTTGTAATAAATATAAAATATTATAATATTCATGAATAACCTTGAGCATGAATTGATCCCGCTGGCTGATGTCTTCCCAGAGATCATTCCAATAAAATTGAATACAGCACGCCAATGGATTCATCGGGGAAGGCTTCCTATTGTCAAACTGGGAGGCAAGGTTTTCATGAAAGAATCCGAGGTAAGGAAGATTCTGGACCAGGGGCTATAGTAAAATAATACTTGTTAAATTAAATTAGATGGTTTAATATGAAAAGTATCAGTGAAATAATTTTGAGAAGATTAGATGAGAAAGACATTTCTCAGTCAGAACTTGCCAGACGATTGGGAGTCAACAGAGCGGCTGTCAATTTCTGGTGCAGTGGTCGATTTAATCCACGTATATCAAAATTAGAACGAATCGCTGATGTACTTGACATTGAAGTAAAGGATTTTTTCATTGAAAATTAATGGGGAAATGATTGATGTTAGAAAAATCAATAGGGTATGTAAAATTTCACAGATCCATGATTGAAAGTGAAATTTGGAATAAACCCGCATGGTGGTTTAAGGTATGGTCTTTTATTATTTTTAAAGGTTTTTATGATAATGGAATACACTTAAAAACAGGTGAATTTTTAACATCATATAAAGAAATTTATAAGGAATGTGCCTTCACTAAAAGAGATATTTCATCACCTGAGAAAATTGACAACGTTTTTCGTTTTCTCCGAAATGAGAATATGATAACAACACGAAAAACGACACGAGGAATTAAAGTAACTATCTGTAATTACTGTAAATATCAGCATATACAAAATGAGATAAACGAGACACAAAACGACGAAAAACGAAAAACGGTAATAGTGGAAATGAAAAACGGTAATAGTGGTGTGACACAAAACGACACGAAAAACGAGACAGAATATAACAGTAACACTTTATATGACAAGGATAGCGAGGATTTAAGTAATGAGATAAACGAGACACAAAACGACACGAAAAACGGTAATAGTGGAAATGAAAAACGGCAGCATGGGGGCTACGATAGAAAAGAATTAAGAATAAAAGAAAAAAGAAAAGAAGTAAATAAGAAAAACAGCCACACAAAACCTTCATTAACCAACGAACAGCAAATCATTTTTCAGAATGTCATTAATCACTATAATGAGATCACTGGAACCAGACGAAGCGAAAGTATTCCACTGAGACAAAGAATTGTTGATGGAAAAACTGAAGAGGATATGTTTCATATCCTTGAAAATCAAAAATGGAAGCTGAAAGATCAACTTCAATTTAAAAATTATAATTTGGATACACTATTCAGAGATTCACATTGGGATGATTATTTGAATCCAGTAACACTAGAAACATCTCAACCCTCAGAAGATGACTGGCTAAAAAATATGAGATAGGAGGAGTTAATGACAGTAGAAGAATTAAACAACCAATTAGCATCTCAAGTAAAAACCGTATGTATGTATCTTCTTCCAAATGGGGAGGAAAAAAATGGCCGATGGAAAATTGGAAGCATCAGAGGAGAAGCAGGACAATCAATGTCCATTCAATTGACAGGGAATAAATCAGGTCGATGGTATGACCATGATGGAGGAAGAGAATCAAAGGCAATGGGGGATATGGTGGAACTCTGGAAACAAGTCAGAGGAAGAAACCTTGTAGATACGATTAAAGAAATCAAAGATTTTCTTGGGATTAAGGATGAAGAAAAAAAACGCAAAAAATATCAACGCCCAGTAAAACCAAAATGTTCTGTTGTAAAAAAAGAAACGGCTGCTCATGACTGGTTGACTGAAGAAAGGAACATCACAGAAAATACCCTGAAAGCGTATAAAATTGGAGTTAATGGTAATAAAGTGTTTTTTCCCTATCTCAGAAATGACGAATTAATTATGTATAAAACAAGAAAGATTAGGGAAAAGGAAATGTTTGTTTCTAAAGATTCAGAACCTATTCTATTTGGGTGGCAATCTATTTCAGAAGATGCCAGGGAAATTATAATTACAGAGGGAGAAATTGATTGTATGTCATATTACGATCAGGGATTACCAGCAGTATCAGTTCCAATTGGCGGCGGCGGTGGAAATAAACAACGATGGATTGAATATGAATTTGATAACCTGGAACGATTTAATAAAATATTCTTGTCAATGGATTCAGATTCAGAAGGCCAAAAAGCATTAAAGGAAATTTCAGCCCGACTTGGAAAACACCGTTGCTATTCAATCGACCTTCCTGAAAAAGATGCGAATGAATGTCACATGAAAGGAATACAACTCAAACAATACGTAGATGAAGCCACTCTAATTAGTCCTGTGAAAAAACTATATTCATTCATGGATGCCGCTATGCGGAGAATCTATCCTGAAGATGGTGATGACCTTGGTATGGGTCTTCCCTGGAAAGAAAATACTATACGATTTAGACCTGGCGAAGGAACTGTTTGGGGGGGGATTAATGGACATGGAAAATCCCTTTTATTAGGAAATTTGCTTATACATGGTGCCACTGAAGGCTATAAATCATGTATTGCTTCAATGGAGATGAAACCTGAAATTACCTTGGAACGGATATTGAAACAAACCTGTGGCGTAGATTACCCTACATCAGAAATGGCAGAAAAATCAAAATTGCGGTTTGAAGAATACTTCTATGTTTTTGATGTTTTGGGAACCGCGAAAGTTGATGATATTTTTTCATCATTCATAATTGCACGTACTGTATACGGTTGTACTCAGTTTGTTGTAGATTCATTAGCAAAATGTGGAATTGCTGAAACAGATATGGATCACCAGAAGCTATTTGTAGAACGATTATCTGATTTTACACGAGAATATGATTGCCATGTTCATTTGATTTGTCATATTCGCAAGCCACCGGATGAAAGTATTATACCAGACAAAATGGATATCAAAGGCAGTGGAGCACTAAGCGATCTTCTTGATAATGTGTGCATAATTTGGAGAAATAAACCAAAGGAAGATGCTTATCGTAAATTGGAATATGCGGCAACTGAGCGTGATGTGGCAGGAGCAGAAAAAAATTTACAACGAGTATCAGGCCAATCAGATGTGATTATTCGATGTCAAAAACAAAGAAACGGTGATTGGGAAGGTGTTATCCCCTTAACATTCCATCCGCAATCTTTGCAATATTTGAAAATGGGATATACTCATCCTGTTAAGTATGTTAATGATTTGAATTAAAGGATTTAATGCGGACAAGTGATGACGTTAAAGCAAGCTATGCCTGTAAACATGAAATAACGGAATTAAAAAAACGTATCAATAGCAATAAGGCAGAATGTTTTCTTTATCAGTGCTTAAATTGTGGCAAAGGATTGGATACTGTTAAAAAATATACGATTTCTCAACTTGAACGTGATTCAGTAAAATTATTTGATTATTCTCTTATAGAAGCGAATGACAAAAAGAGACAAAATGCCTGGAAAGAATATCATGATGAGAAAGACTTAGAACAGCAATCAAAAAATCAGGAATGGTGGAAAAGTTATAATGAATATCTTCAAACCCCTAAATGGAAAGCAAAACGACTTAGTGTTTTAAATCGAGATAATTATATATGCCAGGGGTGTCTAAAAAACCAAGCAAAGCAAGCACATCATTTGACTTATGACCATGTAGGAGATGAATTGTTGTTTGAATTAGTCTCAATTTGTGAGGAATGCCATATACGAATCCATTTTAAAAAAGAATAAAATGAAAATCAATACTCGACGATTAATTAAAATAAAATCTCAGGAATTATGGGAAAAGGGAATTTTACCAAAATGGTCTGTGACTCTGCTTTTCAAGATATTCAGATTGAAAAATATTTAATGGAGAAAACAAAATGACAGTAAAAGAACAAGTAGCGAAACAATTAAAACCGATGTTTGAATATGCGGAAGAGCATAATCTTTGGTTTTTTCACCAGGGCTTGTCCGGGTTGCTCTGGTTTTCTCCTCAAGAATTGAGGGAAAAGCAAAAAGATGGGCAGTTTATTTGGGGAGAGGACAATTGGCAATTGGAAGATCCATTTGAAGAATTGGAAAATCTTCGGGAAGAAGTAATCGAAAAACAAGAGAAATATGTTAATTTCGCAACAAGGATTGACAAAGCGGTATTTGAAACAACTGGATTGAAGGTTAGGCATGCTAAATACCTGCCAAGGATTGGAAATTAATGGTAGAGACGTAGTAGAGTAAGGGTAAAACAAAAAACGTGGCGTGGTGGCCAAAACAGAGCTTGTGCCAAAGGAATAGTAATTTGGAAGATTTGACGGATGAAATGTATTATCACTGGGAACAAATCGAATGTCCTGAGTGCAACCATATCCAAAAAGCGAAAGTGATTCACACGGTGATTTGGAATATATACTGCCATTGCTGTGAATCTTGCGGATTTATAATCACTGAATCAGACTGGGATCAAATATGAAAAATATAATTTGTTTCTCTGGAGGAAAAGACTCGACTGCGTTAATTCTTTGGGCAAAAGAAAATCAAATGGAATTTGAAACTGTTTTTTGTGATACAGGATGGGAGCATCCACTAACTTACAAATTCATCGGTAAAATTAACCGGGAACTGCTTGATGGAAAATTAATCATTCTCAAAAGCAAAAAATACAGAGGGGGGATGACAACACTTGTGGAAGCAAGGCATAGAGTACCTAGTATAAGAGCACGTTTTTGTACTGAAGAATTGAAAATAAAACCTGTTCTTGAATATTTAAAAACAATAAATGATGAATACCAAATGTTTCAAGGAATACGAGCAGAAGAATCAATAAAACGATCTAAATTAAAACCGAAAGAATGGTCTGATTTACATGATTGTTATATTAATTTTCCTTTATTATTTTTAACCGCTGAAGAAATTTTTGCTATTCATAAAAAATACGGAATAGATCCAAATCCTCTTTATAAATTAAATTCTTCACGAGTTGGATGTTATCCTTGTGTTCTTTCAGGTGTAGGAGAATTTAGACGTTTAGATAAGCAAAAACCTAATATATGGGAAAGAGCAAAAATGTTAGAGCAATTATCAAATAAAAGTTTTTTCCAGACAGGAACAATACCTGATAGATGGTGTTCAAAAGACTTTAATGGAGTAAAAGTCCCAACTGTTGAAGATGTTCAAGCATATATAAGGCAATGGGATGGGCAACAAGAACTATTTGAGACACCAGCATGTATGAGTGTTTATAACCTTTGTGAATAAGAAATATGAAAACAGATATTCTTAAAGAACTGGAACCGTTATTTGAAAAAGCAGAAAAAGAAAAACTCTGGTTTTATCAAAAAGCGTTATCAGGGCCTCTTTGGTTTTCTCCTCAAGAATTGAAAAACCATTTAAAAGAAGGTCGCTATAAATGGACCGGAACTATTTGGAACTTACGAGATCCGAATGAACATCTTGAAGAAATGCTCAAGGAGAAAGGGGTTGAATCGAAGGCAGCTCGTATAATTTCAGCCAAATATCCAGACTTAGATCCTAAAACTTTGATGCGACAAGCGCAGAGGGACAAAGAAGCCCGTAGGGGAAAACAAAAAATGTCGTAACTTTTTATACGACAAAAACTGCATTGATATCAATACTCAAGGAGGATTATGGCAAAAAATAATCCATTGAAACAAAATGATTCTTTAAGTGGTACGGTATCTTCTTCCCTGCATTCAGGAGACGGTCAACTAACACATGTTAGTTCCTTAGGTGGGCAGTACTTAGAAGGGAGTCGTCTCAAAGGAAAGGATATTAGGATTCCCAGCCTTGATGTGACCATCCCTGGTGTAAAACATTCTAGACGTGAAATAATTAAAAAGCAAAGGCAATGGGATAAATTTAAAGAAAGGATGGAGTTTTCAAAATGATGAAAGTTGAGACAATAAACCTATCAGAAATCAAGCCAGCGGATTATAATCCCCGGAGTATTACCCCGAAATCATTTGAGGGCCTGCAAAAATCTATCGAGAAGTTTGGCTTGATCGATCTTCCTGTAATTAATATTCACTCGAAAAAGCAGGATGGTAAATACACGATCATATCAGGACACCAGAGAATTGCCGCACTCAAAAAAATGAGCCAGGCAGTTGCACAATGTGTGATCGTCGATTTCGATGAGGTAAAGGAACGAGCTGCAAATATCGCCATGAATAATAGGCATATCCAGGGGGATTTTGAACGGGATCTGCTAGGCGATGCCCTGTCCAGCATAGAAGGGCAATTCGATTTTGAGGAGTTGAACTTCGATGATTTGATGGATGAAATGAATCTGAATTATGATGTAAATAACTCACATTCTATTGAAGAAAAAGAAATTTCATATTTCACCAAAACTCATATATTGCTGTCTTTTCCTCCTGATAAATTATTTGAGATTCAGGATCATCTTGATAAAATCCTTCAAATTGATGGTATTGAATATGAGCAGAGTTCAAACTGATAATTCATTTTTTCAAGATAAAATTGAAATTAGAATGAAGGTTTTACCAGACAAGGATCATATTAAAGTTCTGGACTGCTACTCAGGCAAAGGTTTGATTTGGGATGAAATTAAAAATAAATCAAACCAGAAAATTGATGTGATGCGGATTGAAATGAAAAGACAAGGATCAGGTGTTTATCTGAGAGGAGATAATTTAAAATTTATAGGTGCTCTTCAGTTGGATGTTTTTGATGTGATTGATTTAGATGCATACGGAATGCCCTATGAGCAATTGCAATTGATTTTTAAAAAAGGATATAAGGGGGTTATTTGTATGACATTTGGGCATGTAGCGTATAATCAGTTACCATTTGATTTTCTTAAAGACCTTGGTTATTCCAAAAAAATGATAAGGAAATGCCCAACTCTATTTTGCTTTAATGGACAGGAAAAGTTTTTAGATTGGCTTGCTTTAAAAGGGGTTAAGAATGTTTTTATAATCAAGACTCTTATATCTTATCTGGCTTTTCAGACTTGTAAGTAACTGAATTTGTTATATAATATAATTATTTAATAACTTTTTAATGGAGAAAACAAAATGAATGAAACCGCTATTGACTGGACAAATTTTACATGGAATCCAGCGTCAGGATGTAAAAAGATATCTCAAGGTTGTAAATATTGTTATGCTGATATACTCGCTGAAAATAAACGAGGCACAAGGGCATTCCCGAATGGGTTCGATTTAACTATTAGACCACACAAACTGAATGAGCCGTTTAAACTAAAAGAACCATCACTCATTTTTGTAAATTCGATGTCAGACCTTTTCTTTGAAGAAATACCTGATTCATATCGAAAAAGGATTATTGATATTATTTGGCAAACTCCTCAACATGAATATCAGGTACTCACGAAACGGACTGAAAAAATGAAAGAATACTTTCAAACAAGACAAGTTCCTCCTAATTTTTGGGTAGGGACATCAATCGAAAATCAAGAGCAATTACACAGACTTGAAACATTAAAAAAGATTGATGCTGAAATACGCTTTTTGTCTCTGGAACCTCTTTTATCTGATTTACCAGAACTTGTTTTGACTGGTATTCATTGGGTTATTACGGGAGGTGAATCAGGAACACATTTGAATAATCCTGAGATTAATCAAAAAAGAGGTTTAGCTGAAAAAGTGAATGGCCATTGGATACCAAGGCGTGATCGTATAGATTGGATTCGTCAAATCCGTGATTTGTGCATAAAGCAAAATGTAAAATTCTTTCACAAACAATGGGGCGGCCCTATGTCAAAAAGTTCAGGCAATTTACTTGATGGTAAAAAATGGCATGAATATCCTAGAATGCCAGGGCAAACAGAAATGGATTTACCACTTTTTGCGGCAGGGTAAACATATGACACTTGGTGAACTAAAAAAGAAGTTCAATCTGAAAACTGAAAAGCAGGCTCTTTTCTGCATGGAATACGTCATTGATTTGAACGGAACTCAAGCGACAATTCGAGCAGGATATAGCCCCAAAACAGCATTTGTTCAAGCATCCAGGTTGTTAAGCTATGCTAATGTGCAGGCATGTGTCCAGCATTTGAAGGATGAAAGAGGCAAAAAAACAGGGGTTTCACAAGAGTTTGTTGTCAATGGATTAAAGGCAACTTTTGCTAGATGTATGCAAGTAACGCCTGTTTTGGATAAAGACGGCGTTCCTATAGGTAATTATAATTTTAATGCTTCTGGAGCAAACAGAGCCTTAGAATTATTAGGCAAACATCTAGGAATGTTCATTGATAAAATCGAGCACTCTGACGCACCTAAAAAACCGATTGATTTGTCAGAATTGACTGAGGCACAATTGGATGAGGTTCTTGAAAGTGGACAGTTAAAATTTAACTAATGGAGAAAACAGAATGAATGAACTTTGCCAAGGGTGCGGTGAAAGGTTTGACTATAGAAATTATTATCTGATCCCTTATTTAGATCATGTATGCTTGCATAAGAATGGCACCGTCCAGACTTTTTCTAAACGAATTAATATTATGATTTGCCCTGACTGTATGTGTTCTACTAATTTTTTATTTGGCAAGCCTTCAGTTTAGAATAATAATGGAGAAGACAGAATGAAAGCTTATATGTGTGACCAATGCGGGGAGTATACTGCTGGAAACCCAAAGATCAAAATAAGGAACACCTTTCATGAAAGCAATGAAAGCTCGCTAAGATATAAGAATGATTTTTGTTCAATGATTTGTTTTGATAACTGGAAACAAGGGGTCAAGTCAATAAAAGGTGGCCAATCTATTGAAAAATATCCATTTTGAACACCTAAAAAACAGAAAAAACGCAAAACGTCACACAAGGGGCCTAGAACGCCCGTAGTAAGAACTTTTTACTTACCTATACTACCCTATTAAAAAGAAATAAACATCGAAATGGTATAATGGGGCCTAGCGGGCTTTTTGGCCTGCTACAACCCCCATCAATAGGGGGCTCCAGAGGCGAGGTGTCAAAAACGTGTATTTTTTAAAAAGGTGGAAAAATGATACAAAGTGCAATCACAATAGAAGATTTTATGAGGGAAAAAATACGACGAGAGAAGGCCCGCCGTCATACCCTGGACTTCACAAAATACACATTTAAGCGATTCAAGAATGAGAACTGGCATCATAAAATAGTAAGCAACTTTTTTGATAGAGCAATCAATAAAGAATTTGATAGAGGCATGATTTTCCTTCCACCTCGGCATGGAAAAACAGAGACTGAAGAGAGAGCAGGGACCAGGGCAATGGGGAAAAATCATAATCTGAAAATCGCTATTTGCGCGTATGGTGCAACAAAGGCCCGTAAAATATCAGAGCACATTAAACGCAATGTCACCTCCCCCGAATTTATACGAGTTTTTCCAAACCATCCCGGAATCCGGGAAGGAAGTAATACAAAAGAATATTGGGAAATAGGAGATGATGTAACAGGTTTATGTATGTCTGCAGGAGTTGATGGCCCAATCACTGGTGAGGGATTTAACTTAGGATTTATTGATGATCCTGTCAAATCACGGGAGGAAGCGGAAAGTATTATATATCAAGATAAAGTTTATGACTGGTATGAGGGTACATTCTTAAACCGCCAGGATGAATCTGATAGCGTAATTATTTTGACAAGTACACGTTGGCATCGCAGTGATCTGGCAGGGCAGATTTTAGAAAATGACGGGATCAAAGAATATAATGGCCATCCGCCAGGAGATGGTTGCCCGGAGTGGAATGGGCAACCGGATGGCAAATGGACAGTTCTTTCACTTCCCGCTTTAATGGATGAAGAATCAAACGAATGGAAACACCCGGACGACCCAAGAGAAATTGGGGAGGCACTCTGGCCGCAAAGATTTCCTTCTTGGTTTTTAGAGCAATTTCAAAAAAATAAATATAACTGGAACTCACTTTTTCAGCAACGCCCAAAACCCAAAGGAGGAAATATTATTGATCGAGCATGGTTTCCAATTGTCGATGATTTTCCTATTGATGTATCTGGCTCTTTTCTTCGCTTTTGGGACTTTGCGGGAACTGAGGAAAATAAGAGCAAGCATAACGACCCGGATTATACCGCAGGGGCATTAGTATATAAGGTATACGGTCATTATTACTTGGTAGATCTTATCTTTCTAAGATCAACTCCTAAGAAGGTTGAGGAGCTGGTTTTACGGACAGCAAAGCAGGATCAGGAGAAGTATGGGCAAGTCAAACAGGAATGGGAAGAAGAGGGTGGCTTTGGAGGTAAATTAGCAACAAGTTTTTATAATGAAGTGCTTTCAGATTACTTAAGAGGCCCATACCGGACACAGAAAGAGAAAGCATTCTATATTGATTTGCTTTCCAATAAAGCAGAGACAGGAAATATTTCTTGTCTGCGTGGCCCTTGGCTTTATCACAAGTACGATGGCACGAATACATTCTTTGACCAGCTTGAGGAATGGCCAAAGGGGCGGCATGATGATGGAATTGACGCGATGGCAAAAGCTGTTTTTCGAGTTGATAAAATCAACAGTAGCAAGGCGCATGTAATCACAAGCCAGACTCAGGCGCAACGAGAAATCGAAGCGGAACTATTTTAAAATGGAGAAAACAAATGTCAATAGAACTATATGTTGATTTTTACGCAGACAAAACTGAGAAGTGGTACAGGTTCAAGGAAATTGTTGATGTATGTCATAAATCGGAGATTGATCCGCCAGAAGAAGTAGAAGAGTTTTTTGGCCATGAATTTCCAGAAGATGATGATGTGCAAGGGGAAATGATACTTGTAGAGGAAGGTTATGTCGAATTTGAAAATGAACAAAGATACGGTTTCATGGTTGATTTAAAAAAACTTCCTGAAGAAGTTCGATTTATAAGATTCAGTCAGGCATGACTATAAAGAAAAGGATAGAGAAGAATGAAAGAACTAGCACCAAAACCTGAAACGTCTAATGTATTAATGAATCTCAGAAATTACATTACACTGTGTGAATCAGATGAAATAACATTTCAGGATCGAGAAATCGAAGCTGCTCGATCGATTCTCTTTAAGACAATTGATCAACTAATGGATTCAGATCCATTTTTTAATAGAATGTTAATTTCATTATACGAAAGATCAAGAGAAGTAGAATCAGATGAAACCAAGCATGATAAATACATTTTATTTATGATAAGAAAATTTATTTTTGACTGGGATAAAATTGTGGAAAAGTATGATACTTTTCTTAAGGAATTACAGAATGGAGAGTGAGCAATGACAAAATCAGATAGATATGTACTTGCAAATAAAATCGAATGCCTGGTTGATTCAGATGGAGAAGAACAAGTAAGAGAAATACGGAGAATATTTTATTTATTTCTGGACTGGCTTGAAGAATACGAGGCCCGGCTTGATAACCTTGAAAATGAGGAAACTGATGCGAGCGAAATATAATCAGAAATATGTAGACCATTGTAATGACGCTATTCCATACGCAGTCGCTTTTGCAAATAAACACTATAATAGACGGACCCTTGAATGGTCACAAGCATTTAATCTTGAAATGAATCGGATTTGCACATTTTACGGGCGGGTCAAGGTTAACCCTATACAAGACCCTGATGCACCTTCACGTTGGGAGTAGGAAGGATGAAGTTAAAACAGATAAAGCGGTACATAGTGAATGATTATGGCAACCTTCAGCAACATGATGAAGGCAATGTAGTTATGTATAGTGATGTCCATGAATTGATTAAAGGCCTTGAATATCAAATTTGGATTATGAATCACACTACTGAAGAAGTAAATGAAGTTATTGAAAGCCTTGGTATGCGGAAGGGCTAAATACAATGGAGAAAATGAATAATTTATTGGCAATCATTCACGAGGATGGAGGCCATTATTTAAATAAAAACGGTTTTGAAAAAACTTATGATGATGCTATTGAAAAAATTCAATACCTTTCGGATTTCAAAAGAAAACATGATGAACAGCTTATGGATTTGATTGATTCTGTTACCTGGAATCAATTACACGGGAAAATTACACCTGGTTGTATAGTGAATTTCAAGAAATAGAAATGGAGAATAAAGCAAAAACTTGACATAAGAAAAAACTAATGTTCTAATTTAAAAAATTGCCGATTTGGTTGATTTGTACTGAGAAATCAGTATTTTGATTGATTCACTTCCCTTTAGACCAAATTATCGCATGAATATTCCAGTTATAAGCAGACTCTTCGCAAAGAGCGATCCTACTTCAATGCCTAATATTCCCTCAGGCGTAGAAACACAACCTAAGCAACGTGAACTTGCTTGGACTTCTCCTTCTTTTTTCCATATATATGGCGGCAGATTTGAGACGTATAACCCGGATCAGTTAGCAGCAAAAAAAGGATCTGGCATCTATAGAAAGATGCTTCGTGATCCTCAAGTTAAATCTGCGTTTAACCTGGTTCTGGATATTATGGTTTCGAGAACCTACCGTTTTGACAAACCTGACGACTCCCCCCTCCAAGAAGAAATCTCACAGTTTTTTGATTATCAGATAAATGAGTTTATTTCTGGTACCTGGCTTCAGGCTATGCGGGCGATTCTCTTAGCAAAAGCGCATGGATTTTCTGTATCTGAAAAAGTTTATAAAGTTGGGGAATGGCAGGGCAATCAGAAATGGTTGGTCAAAGCAATTAAACCCAAACCTTACGAGACATTCACATTTGAAAATGATGTATATGGAAATATCTCAAAAATCATTCAGGAACAAGATAATGATCGGAAAACACTTGATCCAAACAAATTTATTATCTTTGTTTCCTACCCTGAAATTGATCCTGTTTATGGTGAAAGTGATTTGAGGGCCTGCTATCGGGCATATTGGGAAAAAGATAATATTCTCAAATTCAGGAATATATACCTGGAACGGAGTGCCGGGGGTTTCTGGATCGCCAATCCTTCAGAAGAAGGTGGCAGTTTATCAACAGCGGAAGAGGCTGATTTTAAGAAGATGCTTGAAAATGTGACAGCAACTACAGCGATGATGGTGCCAAGAGGATGGAAAGTAGATTTAGAGCATGGTTTCAATACTGAGGCATATGAAAAGGCCGCTATTCATTGCGATAAACAGATTGCGAAAGCCTTAATGGTGCCGAACCTTTTAGGATTCTCAGAACAGGGAACAACAGGCGCATTGGCGCAAAGTAAAACTCAGTTAGAAACGTTCTTTCGGGTGATCGACAGGCAAGGTGGTGATTTAGCAGATACATTGAATGAGCAATTCTTCAAAGAACTTGCTTGGTGGAACTATGGGGTAAAACAGTTTCCACGATTCACTTTTGAAACATTGACCACTGCTGAAAAACGGGAAGTGGCGGAAGCATGGATTATAGCAACTGAAAAAGGAGTTGTAATCAATACGGTTGAGGATGAGAACCGTACAAGAGAACTATTGCAATATGACGCAAGAGACCCGGAAACAGAATTGCTTAATCCTCCAGTTGAACCTGAACCAGCTCCAAAACTAGAAGAATTTGATGATAATGAATACCGCAGGCTGGTCAAAAATATAGATGAAATAATTGACGATACAACCTCTCATCGTTTTAAAGAATCCGCACCTTTATGGGTTGGCCGCACCAACTTTGTAGATATTGAAAAGAGCCTGGATGAGGACGAGGATTCATTCTTTACTGATTTAGCAAAAGACATAGATTCCGCTTTTTCTGAGATAAAGCGTAAAATCAAGGAAATTAATTCTTCAATGCCAGAGAAAGATAAAGTCAATATTCAAAAAGAAGTCCGTAAGATGGATGATGCGATTTCAAAAGAAACGAAATCCAATATGAAGGAAACGGTACGGATTTATCTAAGGCAGTCATACAAAAGAGGAAGGAAAGCGGCACAAAAGGAATTGAAGTCTGCATCAAAAAATATGAGCGAGATTGTTCAGGACCGGATTAAAATTTCAATTGACTACGCGCAAAGGAAAGCGATTGACCCAATTACACAAGAAGGTGTCTCTAATTTTGAGCAGGGTCTTGGGATAAAAACTGCTGATAAAGTATTCGCAGAAAAGTCGTTTAAGATTACCGGGGATTTGACAGAAGAGATGGTTTCAAAAGCAAAACAGGTAATCTTAAACGGGATTCAAAACGAGCTTTCTGTTGATGAAATGATTGAACAGCTTCAGGAAGTTCTACCTACACTGGTTGGGAAGATCGACGAAGAGACTGGACAAATTGATCAAAATGAGCGATCACGATTAGAGACAATTGTAAGAACAAATGTTCTGGACGCATTCAACCAGGCTCGGATGTCTGTATTTACTGACCCTGATTTGGATAACTTTGTTGAGGCATTACAGTTCTCCGCAATCCTGGATTCACGAACAACTGAGATATGTCGCCGCTACGATGGTCGGATATTCAGTCTTGATGATCAGATATGGAAGGCTTTACAGCCACCTTTGCATTTCAGCTGCAGGAGTGTTCTTATCGCAATCACAGCAGTAGATGAATGGACAGAGAGTAGCAAGGCCCGGCATGATGATGGCACCCTTGTTCAACCAGGGGCAGGATTTGGGAATATAAAGGAATAAAATGAAATGCGAAAAATGTGATACAGAAATGGCCTATTTATTCCAAGAATTTTATTGCATTCGATGTATAGCAATATTAATGAACGAATTAACCCAGTATAATTTTTCTGGATTAAAAGAAGTTATTCAAAAAGAAATCGGGGAACGAACAAAAGTAAATAGCCATGTCATCATCTGATTTTGAATCCTGGATGAAGAAAAAATATCCTGGAATAATTGGGAAAGAATACAAAAAAATGCTGGAAGCATATTGCTTTGGATGGCACAGTGGTTTTGATACATGTGCAAATGATTCTTTAGATGTGATTAAGGAAATAAAGAAAGTGAAATCGAAAGAAATAAAAACGAAGAATTTTACACCATATCCTATTACACAACCAACGACTTATTATTCTGACCCGAATTATAAGGCAGATCCAGGATGGATGCGAAGGATGATTGCTTTAAATGATTAAGAAAATGAAGGGAAACGTGAATGTGCAAAGACTGTAGACACTGGGCAAAGAAAAAATTAGAACATGAATGGCCTGATAACGCTGTTGGCATCTGCCATTTCAGAACAGTGCAATCTTTGAAACCCTATACCAGGGAAGATGTTAATTGTGATAACTACGGGAAAAAATGAAAGGGATGTCATGGCACAAGATATAAAAGGAATTGCGATTTTCGCCACTGGGACGTGGAACTACATGAAATTTGTTGAAGAGGATCTTCAGGAAATCGCTGATAATACGAATAAACTTTTGATTGATGGGTCACACAAACCACCAATCAAACTTGGACATTCTGATGATTCATACTATGAACCTGATGAAGAAGTTGGCCAACCTGCTTTAGGATATATTGAAAACCTAAGGGTTGAGGATGGTAAGTTGCTCGCTGATTTTATAGATGTCCCTGATGTGGTCATATTGGCGATTGAAGCAAATTTATATTCACAAATTTCGGTAGAAATGGATTTTATTCGATTCTACGGATGGATTTTAACAGGAGTTGCGATTTTAGGCAGTGATTTGCCGGCAGTCAAAACTCTGGAAGACTTGAGAACATATTTGACTGATAATACGATAAGCGGTACACCCGCGCAAACAGAGATCAGTTTGAATTTCTCAGACCCAATTTTTAATAAAAAGGATTTTATCATGGACGGAATTAAAGAAGTTACTCCGACTGTGCCTACTTCTCCTCAAGAAGTTGTTGTCAAACATGACTTCGCCGCACAGCCACAACAAATGGCTGACGCGGAAAAAGAGGAGTTGCGTCAGTTGAGAGAAGAAAAAGCAGCAAATAAAGCACAGCTTAAACTTCTTGAAGATGAAAACAAAAATTTCAAACAGACAGCACTGGACGCGCAATTCTCAGAAAGAAAAAATGCTTTTCTGGCGACTTATGAAAAGCATGTTTCGGAAGGGAAGTTATCGCCCGCGATGTTTGAAAAAATCAAATCATCTTTAGAAAGTCAAAAAGCTCAGTTTATGGAAGGAAAAGAGTTTTCTCTTTCTCCTGAACTTTTCAATGATTTGGCGGAAAGCTATGCGAATCCCTTAACAAAAGGTGAGCATGCCTCCAATCAAGAAGAAGGATCTGAAGTGGCGGAAGATGAAAAATTCGTACAGAAGATCTATGAAACAATGTCACAAACCGGGAAGGGTTATACTGAATGCACTACTATAGTTCAAAATGCTCATCCTAAACTGTTCATGGGATATAATAACTATCGTATTGCGGTAGCGGAAGGGAGGATCTAATGGCAGTTGAAGGAAAATATGAAACATGGGCAATGGAAGCAGCGGAAGACATGGATACGTTGAATGCTGGAACCGGCCACCTTCATAAAGCAGTTGACGCAGCAAGAACTATTGCGGCGACTGGTGATGAAGCAATCGGCATTTTAAAACATGCCGGGAAAAATACTGAGCATATTACGGTAGGAGTTTCTGGTATCATGAAATATGTCGCCAGTGCCGCAATTGTTGCTGGTGCTCGTATCAGTGCAACCACTTCTGGCTATTTTGTTACTGCTACAAGTGGAACTTATGTAAATGGACAGAATCTTGATGTTGCGGTTGCCAGTGGAGCAGTCGGAACTGGTTTGTTCCATTTTGGGGTATCAAACTATTTAACTGATTCTAATTAGAAAGGAGACCACATGAGTTATTTACAGAACAGAGGTATTCATGTTGATCGGCACCTCTCTAATATAGCGATCAATTACCGGCCAGGCCCATTTATCGCAGATATGGTTTTTCCAGTCGCCAATGTAGAAAAGCAAAGCAATATCTACGCAGTATGGGATCAAGGAGATCTTTTTCGTATTTATAAAACGGATCGAGCACCTGGTCATGAAGCAAACAAGATTGAAGCGCAAGTTTCGAGCGGGTCTTACTTTTGTAACAATTACGCCTTAAAAGCGGATGTTACAATTGAGGATCGTGCGAATGCTGATGCTATTTTTGTCTCTGCTTTGGAAGCAGGACGTGTTCAACGTGTCATGGACGGCCTGATGCTGGATTGGGAAGACCGTGTTGCAACACAAGTCACGAACACAGCAAATGTTGGGACTTCAGCAAATGTTGGTTCATCCTGGACAGACTGGATTTCGGTCCTTTACACAGTAATGTGTATAGCAAACCCCGTGAACTCAGGGAAACCCCAAACAGGCAAGCTGTGGGCAATCCTGAGCGAAGCCCACAAATTGTGGGAACGTGCAACGACTATCCTTTTTAGGAGTACACTGCAAGCGATTGGCAGTGGAAGCGCGGGGCATCCCTC